TCACTTAAAGCGCAGGAAGGTGTTTGCATACTTTACCCGCATTCAAAAAGACCTACAAAACAAAGATTTCTGGTTTCTTGAGTCTAGTGAATGGGCCGAGGTTGAGAAAACTATTGATAGTGTCGTATTATTTGACAACAACTCAATGACAAAACTTAGAGATCACTGGGACGACTACCCAGAAGATTATTTTTTGTATATTCAATCAATGATGCCAGCGTTGAGCTACCCTTTTTTAAAAGGTCTCAGTGGCGCTTAAAAGTTTATGCTCCTGCGGCTGAGAACAACTTGATTGAGCACACGAATATAGATGATGACAATATGTCTATTCTGTATTTAGTCAAAAACGGCTACGGCTCTGTTTTAGAAATTAGGGATTGGGACACAGAGCAGTTTTTAGACGCTCTAGAGTATGAATCAATTGGCAACGCAATCACCCGACATTTTCACTGGAAATCTGAGCAGAAATAATGGAAGTTACGGAACTCATAACGCGATTTAGTTTTCAAGGCAACACGACGCCACTTGATAACTATAATGTGTCTCTAGGTGATGGCATAGGCCTGCTAGTAGGGTTTGCGGCTGCAACGGCTGCATCCGCCCTAGCTGTTGGATTGTTCGCTTCTAACGTGCTCGAGTCATTGCAGCCATTAATTGACTTAAACGCCGCGACGGGGGTGTCTGTTGAAAGAATACAAGAATTAAGTTTTATTGCATCAGTATCGAACTCAAGCACACAACAACTATTTACATCGTTGGAAGGTTTATCTACAAAGATTGGTGAAGCGGCGCAAAAAGGCAGCGAAGAATTTTCGCGCCTCGGCATTAGTGTCAGAGATCAAAACGGATCAATCAAAGGCACTGAACAAATACTTGGTGAGATTGGTAATCGATTTAAAACCCTCGGTTTATCTCTTAGCGAGCAGAAGTCAATAGCTGAGTCGCTAGGCATAGACGCCTCTTTATTAACCCTCCTTGGAAAAACATCATCCGAGCTTGCAAAACTTGCGGAGAAGTCGCGAGAAATCGGAATATTAAACGAGGAGCAAGTCAAGCAGGCACAAGAATATAATGACTCATTAACTATACTGAGGGCAACTTTTACAGGGTTTAGGAGGCTTTTAGCTGTCGGCGTAGCGCCTGAACTTGACAGGCTTGTAAAAGGATTCTCGGACGCGGTTATTGCAAACAAAGATTTTGTGATTAGTGTGGCCGGTGGAACTATAACCGCTTTGAGTGCGCTTTTTGATTCACTTGTCAGAATCGGCCCGGTATTGGCAGTTGTTGCCTCTGGCTTTTTAATTGCTAAAGTTGCAACGCTGGGATTCGCAGCATCGTTGGCCTTAGTTTTTTCTCCGGTTGTTGTATTGTCTGGATTAATTGCAGGCGCTTTATTACTTCTTGATGATCTAGTTGCTGCATTCAAAGGAGAGCAGTCTTTAATCGGTGATTTCTTCAAAGAGTTTTTAGATTTTGACATTGAAGCATTCGGAGCTTTTATAGTTGACGGAGTAAAAAAGGCATTCGACGGAGTTAAAAAGCTTGGTGAGTTTCTTTTAAATGACTTGATGGCGCTATTTGACAGAATAGGGGGCTTGATACCTGAAAGCCTTCTTAACTTATTTAGTGGCGACTCAAATATTGCATTGAGCACAAACGCAATGCCTATACCCTCAACCTTTAGCGCAAGCGATATTCCTGACAATTCATTTTTACCTTCAAGCAGTGTGCAAAATTCTAGCCGAAGCGTTTCACAAACTGTTAGTATTGATGTAAGAACGACAGACCCAGAGCGTGCGGGGGTTGTTATTCGAGACACATTGCAAGAGCAAATGACAGACGCAGAAGCGCAATCAAGGCGGGGTGGAATGTGATAAAAGATTATATTGCAGCTCAATTTGAAAACGATGAGTCTGAGATTATTGGGATTGGTGGATTTAATACACTCGCTCGAATATCTGAAAAAATCAACAGAAACCGGACGGCCCCTACTTCTTACCTTGAAAGTGGCGAGCCTGTCAACGATCATATAATTAGAGAGCCGCTATCAATACAAATCACTGGCGAGGTGTCAGACGTGTTCGCCGGTCCGGTTCGAGCAAATCAAATAGTAAGGTCCGCACAAGCATCACTTGGCCTAGTAGTGCAATATCTACCGACTCGCACACAGTCACAGATAAGCAAAATATCAGCCCTAACAAACGACGTAAACAACGCCATAGAAAAAGCTGATAGATTGATATCACCTTCAAATTTTGCGTCATTCCTAAGTTTTTCTAACGATGGCGGCAGAACAAACATAGAGCGCTTTATTGATACGATGGAGGGCATCTACGCAAGCGATGTGCTGATAAATGTAGACGCACCCTTCAGGTCATATAAAAATATGTCGATATCAGTATTTGACTATGAGAGAAACAACACAACAAACAGCTTGTCTTTTAATTTGCAATTTGTTCAATTTAGGTTTGTCGAATCAATATTTGTTGTTGATAATAGACCCGCAAAAAATCCCGCCACCGCTAATAATGGCGCACAAGCTGACGAAGCCGACAAAGGCATTCAAGAAGGCAAAAAAACAGGGTCTATATTGAGCAGCATACGGGATGTTTTTTTGTGATAGAGATTGAGAACATTACAGCAGAAGCAATACAACGACATTTAATTGTGCTCGAAGAGAGCGAGGTCATATTAACGCTTCGATATTATCCAAAATCACTCATCTGGTGCTTTGATGCCGAGTTTTTAAATAAAAAAACCCTTGGGATAAAGTTATCAGTCGGTACATTGCACATAGTCAGCCAGAATCAACCTTTTGATTTTGCTGTTGTCGATAACAGTCAGCTAGGTATTGACCCTTTTGAAATTACTGACTTCTCATCTAATCGATGCACGTTAGTAATGTTAGAGCGTGATGATATGGTGATCATCAGGCAGGGCGCAGAAGTCTAATGTTTATTAGAGATTTTGAATTGCAGATTGGTATTAGAGGCGGCACATTGACAGTGCTACCACCAAAACGCATTCAGTTTACCGTTGATAAATCTATTCAGGGCCAGCTAAATAAAATTGATATGACGATTTATGGATTAGCTGAACGAGATAGGCTTGCACTTGTTAAAGATACTGAGGAGCAAAAGAGAATAACTATCTCTTTAAAAGTCGGATATAAAGGGGCAATACAATCAATTTATAAAGGCTCAATATTAACAGGCAGCAACGAAAGAGCAGGCCCAGATATTATCACAAAGCTCACTGGTTTAGACGGTGGGTTTGATGCGATCAACAGCTTTACAAATGCCACGGTAAAGGGCGCAAATGAAGCGTTGCAGGCGGTTTTATCCGACATGCCTAATACCGGAGAAGGGAAGATAACGACGCGCCCACAGCTTGTTAGGCCTAAAATATTACTAGGCAATTCGCTACAGCTAATAAATCAAACGGTGAATTCTGGAGAAACTTGGTATATTGAAAACGAGCAGCTGTATATAATTGCTGACGATGAGGTTGTTGGCAGGCTAATACCTGTTGTTTCATCAGCCACTGGTTTGTTGAGTACGCCGACGCGACAAAATAAGCTTGTCACTTTCAGTAGCTTTATAAATCCCGCAGTTGTGATTGGCGGTAGAGCACAACTTGTCAGCACAACAGCTCCTCATTTGAGCGGTATTTACAAAATACAAACAATTAGTTACACCGGCGACAATTACGGCGACTCTTCAAAAATGGATTCGACGGGAATATTGATCGGGGATGCAAAAGTTTTATGATGAACAAAAAGCAACTTTTAAACACGATACTTTCTGTCATAAAGCCAGAACTAGCAAACTTGCACACCGTCGCCATTGGTAAAGTTTCAAAAGTAGGCGCCAAACTATTAAGTGTTGACCCTGTCATTCAGTGGACTATAGCGCCCGGGGAGTTTAAAAAAATTACGACATTTACGGAAGTTCCCCCAATATTTATGAGAGGCGGTTCAAGCTTTACAGCGCACCCAATAGCCGTAGGTGATTACTGCTTATTGATAATCACAGAAAGATGCTATGATCGATGGTACAGCGGCATAGATTTTGCGCCACCGGCTGAGTATAGGATGCACGACTACAGCGACGGGTTCGCCCTAGTTGGCATTGGTAACGAAGCAGGATTAATTGATATACCTGACGTTATCCAGCAGACGGGCAACACGAATCAAGACGGCGATTATACGCACCAAGGCGACATGAATCAGACGGGTGATTTAACCGTTACTGGAGATCTTCAAGTAAATGGAGACATAAACTGCACGGGCAGAATAACAGTCGGAGCGGCAACGATTGGCGGCATAGACTTTGCTACTCACACCCATAGTGGCATTCAGTCCGGTTCAGGAAATACAGGAGCGCCAAACTCATGAGTGTAAGAAGAATAAGTAAAAATAATGACTTTACATTTGGCCGAGGAAAAGCGGATTATATAAGCGGATCTAAAGAGATACAGCAAAATGTCGTGACCCGGCTGAGGTCATTTACAAATGATTTTTTTCTTGATGTTGACAATGGCAACCCGTGGCTAGATTTGCTTGGTGTTCGTGGTAACGAAAAACGCATCATAAGACAGATTGAAAAAACAGTTTTAACAACCGATGGCGTCGTGTCAATCAATAGCATTCGATTAATTAGCGTTGACATTAACAGAGACGCACTAATTGAGTTATCATATGTCGATGCTTTTAGTGAAAATATTGTTTTTGAGGTTAGCGTTACATGAGACCAGAATTTACACGCGACGGGATATCTGTACAGACATTCAACGAGATCTTCGATGAGCTTGTTGCAGGTTATAGGGCAATATACGGCAACGACATAACAGTTGACCCTGACTCGCCTGACGGCCAAAGATTAGCTATTGAAGCGCAGCTACAGCTTGACCTCCAAAGCTTTGCATTAACTGCCTACCAACAGCTAGATCCTGACTTTGCATCCGGTCAATCTCAGCAAAGAATTATGAAGCTTGCCGGTATTTATATTCGACCGGCTACACGATCTCAGGCCGATGTTACGATAGTGACAGACAGAGAAATAAGCACGTTATTAGCGGGGTTTACTGTCACTGATACAATTGGACAGTCATTCATAACATTAGCTGATACGTCATTGAGTGCAGGATCAAACACAATAACTTTATTCTCACAAGTATTCGGTGCTATTGAAGCATCGCCTGACACAATCACAGAGATCGCCACTTTTATAACGGGCATTCAAAGCGTCACAAACCCACTGGCTGCAACTGTCGGTATTGATGAGGAGACAGAAGAGGCCGTGAGAATTAGGCGCAACCTTTCTTTAGAATTACCGACCTCTTCGGGGATTGGCCGACTATATCGAGCACTGGCCGAAGTGAATAATGTCACTGATCTGGCGATATACGAAAACGACACAGCAACAGCCGACTCTAGAAATATACCGGCTCACTCTCTATTTGTAGTGATTGAAGGTGGATCAATAGCAGACATAACCAAGACTATGGTTTTTAATAAGACAGGTGGCCGGCCAATGGTAGGCACTACAACGGGCATATTTGTCGAAACCGTCGTGCGGCCTGACGGATCTACTTTTGAGTATCAGCACGAAATGACATTCGACAGGCCTGACATTGTTAGTCTTCATGTAAAGTTAAATGTTAAAAGGCGGGTGGCTGCAAATACGATAGACATAGCGTTGATCAAAGAAAAGATTGCACAAAAAACCTACAACATCGGCGTTAATGCTCTCGCTGGTGAATTCTATAATTTGATATTTACAGCAGGCGACAGCTTTATCCCATTCGACGTTGAGATAAGCGATGATGACACAAGCTTTACTGATGAACGAATTGAGGCAGGCTTAAAAGACAAGTTTGTTGTTCTTGTTGCAAACATTGACGTGACAGAAATCACATGAGTTATACTAGCGATTATGTCAATCTTCTCATCAAACAGTATTGGGAAAAACCTGACGCTAAAGCCGAGATAGAGTTAAAGGCAGCGACGTATCAAAAAGCGTTTGAGCTACTGAATAGATTTCCTATTGAGATGGATCTTGACGAGGCCTACGGTGACAGGCTGGACATTATCGGTAGTATTGTAGGCATTAGCCGAGTCATACCCGACGTGATACCAAAAATTTCATTCGGCTTTGATGGAAATGCAGACTCTAGAGGGTTCGCAAGTAAATTTGAGCCACGCTCAAACTCTGCACCTTTCGCAAGAAAATTTGAGCCTGAATTTACGCCGCTGACTTTGAACGATAGCGATTACTATTTATTTATCAAAGCAAAAATAGCTAAAAACATTGGTGAGCCCTTCATGGCTGTTAATGGTGAGGTTTCAATTCAGTCAGCGGTTAATGATTTATTTAGCGGTCAGGCATATATTGTCGATAAATTTAACATGACGCTTATACTTTATATTACGTCTGACTATGATCTCGTTAGATTGAATTCAATAGTAAATTTGGGCTTACTGCCAAAGCCACAGGGCGTAAGATACGCGGGCATAGTTCAAGCAGAAGTAACTAATTCATTCGGCTTTTCTAACAATCCAAGCTCCAAAGGATTCGCTAGTAAATTTGACAACAGAGAGGGCGGGTTTTTTGCTCGCAAGGTGATTTTATAATGGCTAAAATTATACGTAAAACAGGCGACGTGAAGGCGTTTGCATCTAACGCTACATCAACCAATAGAACGGTGTTTGGCGCTGAGACGCAAAGTGATACACTAGACGACAACGTAACAGCAGAGCTTTTGACGGGGTGGCAGATTGTCGGCGCTAATGAAAAGCCGACGCTGCAAGACTATAACGCCGCAGGGTTTACCGCAGGCCAATACATAGCGTACCTTCATCAAATAGGCTTAGCAGAATGGGATGGCGCGCAGCAATATCAAATAAACAGCTTTGCAAATCGCGGAGGTGTTATTTATCGCTGCAAAACAGCAGATCACACAAGCGCTACAGTTCCAGAATCCGACGCAACAAACTGGGAAAATATTCTAGCATCAAAAGCCAGCCTTGCAGGTGCAACTTTTACAGGGCAGGCAAAAGGAATAACGCCTGTTAGTGGCGAAGACTTCACGCGCAAAGATTATGTAGACGGCTTATTTGATACGGCAACAATAACTGGATCAACAGTATTTACTCAGTCAACAAACAACATAGGATTGACCGGCATTGGCTCAATTGGTTTGGCAGTCGGTGACGTAATAACAGTTAGTGGAGCATCTAGCAATAACAAAGATTTTACAGTTGAAGTAATTACAAATACGAATAACATAATTGTAAATCAAGCTCATGCAGGTGGTGCGACTACTAAGTCTTTAGTGAATCAGACGGCCACCGCGACCATTACGCTATTAGTGAAGGCTGCAAGTGCAGGCTTAGGAGTTGGTCAAGGTTGGTGTGAGCCGTCAAGATCAGCGGGGGTTGTTTACACAAATGCTACAAAAAGAACGATTGGAGTAAATATTTATAGCGATGCGACAACTACACTAACTGAGTACCTTTTGGAAATTGATAGCTTAAGCATTTCTTCTTCAAGGAATTTCGCAAATAATAGTACTAAGCGTGAGCAAGTAGGACAAAGCGTGCCTAGCGGAAGTATTTACGAATTTACACTAACAGGCGGTAATGTCGATGTCTGGTCGGAGTTAAGATGATGAATAATTATTACGAAAATAACGAAGCTAAGCTTTTTGAAAACCCGATTTTAAGCAAATACAAAAAAGGTTATTTAACTAAGATCAGCGCTGAAGATTACAAGTCTAAGCTAGCAATTAAAAACGCGCCCGCACCGCTTACATCCGAGCAAGTGCGAGACAAAGCTTTAGCAAACATTAATACTTATGACTTTGACGATGGTCGAGTTATACAAATTCGAATCACAGAAGATCGTGACAACTTAAAAGGCGGTATCAAAAAGGGTCAAACTTTGTGGAAAATGATAGATAACAAGGTTTACGCTGTTACTACTCAAGATCTGCAAGCTGCCTTAGACAATCAAGAGTCACAGATAGCCAAAATATGGGCGACACACTTTTCAGACTTAGAAGTAGGAAAGGTAAAAAAGGCTAAATAATTATGATAGATTTTATGCTCAACTTTATAAAAGACGCGTACATTGCATTAATTATTGTCTGCATCGTATTGACTGCGGCAATGATTTACGTATTTGTTATTGCGCGTAAGTCGTTTACTCAATGGAAAGCGCGAGAGGGCAAAGGATCTGCAGCTAGCGCGTTACTGGGGGTGTTTAGTATCATTGCACTAGCATTTATAATATCAGTGGTAGGCGCGGTATTTGGCGCATTTAAAGCTAATGCAAATACAGATATGAACGGCACTTTCTTTAATGATACAAGCGTATTTATGGGCATAGATCATACTTTTAAAGTCTCGCCGCAATGTGTTGAAGGCGGTGCAGATGACCGGCTAACGTCTAACCTTGGAATAAATCAAAACGTCTTCAGGACTCACGACAAGACGCATGCTATTGATTTACGTTACACCCATCATAGTTGTGTATTTGGAAAAGATCGTAACGGCTATGACGCACTTGGTCTTCATTATGTATGGACGATTATTCAGCGCTAAATTTAAAAGTAACAAAAGGTTGTTAAGATGTATTTACACGACTTAAAATTTAGAGAATGCGACGCCCAGGGTTGCGGATATTACAAAGCGCCGCGCGGATCAAGAACGCACAACGGGCGCGACCTAGCGGCCAGTGTTGGCACACCTATAGAATTAGGCTTCTCTTCTACAGTCGTAAAGGTCGGCTGGGCTTATTCGGACCCTAAAAAATCACAGTTACGTTATATCGCATTTAAAATTGGGGTGTATTATTGCCGGGTGTTTTACATTAGCCCGACAGTTAGTGTTGGAGACGAGATCAAGCCAACCGATACGATAGGTCACACGCTGAACTTAGGCGAGTTTTACGCTGGCATAACTGAGCACACACACGTAGAATTTTATAAGCTCATTGACGACAAGAAGGGCGAACACAGCAAGCGCAACTTTGTTTATTGCGATCCTGACTTAACACTGGAGATTTTAAAAGCATGAGCTGGTTAAAAGGTTTGTTCGTTAGCGAGAAGAATGTCGGTAAAACTTTAGACATTGTTAAAAGTGCCGGTGATAAATTGTGGTATACCGAAGAAGAAAAAGCGGACGGGATGCACAAAATCCGCGATTGGTATATCGATTTACTCGGATCGATGAAACCCTTTAACGTAGCAATGCGGTTGATTACTATAGGCGTAGGCTCAGTGTGGCTCATACATCTAATATTATCATCGTCTTTGTATGCCGCAGCCGCGATATGGTGCGAGCCTGTTATCGTCGACGGTGTGGCTATTGTCGGCGCGTGTGGATTAGAGCAAGGCGCTATCGCTATCGACAATCAGATGAGCAAACACATTAATGACCACTTCGGCCTTATAGTCATGTTTTACTTCGGTGCAGCCGGCATAAACAGCGCGATAATGGCAGCCAAAGGCAAAGGCAAGTAAAAATGGAATTAACATCATCTGAAATTATGGGAGGCTTTGCAGTCATGGCGGCCGTAATCGGTACGCTATGGCGACTCATAGGATTGTGGGCAAAAAAGGAAAAGGCAAGGCTTGACCATTACCAATTACTAGAACAGAAACGACTTGAGAATTGTGAGCGCCTGCACCTTGAGCAGTCAGAAACTATAATTTCAATCACTGGCGACTATAGAGAATTAAAGGGCCGCATGGATGGTGTCGAGTCACTGAGCCGCAACGTATTACAAAGACTTGATGAATTACAGACGTAAAAAAGCCCACAAAAAGTGGGCAAAAATCAGGACTAAACCACATTAATAACAAAAAATATTCAATAAAAAAAGCGTATATTTGTCTGTCGCGGTATTGCTAAGACAAGCAAACAATAATACATACTTTCTTATTCGTCAACTCTTTTTGTAATTTTCATACGCAAGCCAGCAAGGGCTTTTGCCTGAAGATTGATTCGCTCAGTAAGGTAATTAATTTCTATCTCTATAGATTCAATTAGTTTTTCATCTTCCGTCTTAGGCTCTACTATTTCATACTCATCATCACTGTACCATTCAGACTGTGAAACATGATCTATAACGGATGAATCATTTTTGTCTCTAATTATACCACCGTTCGCGACGTGGCAAATCATATCAACATGCCTGTGAGGTAAGTTGGGGTATGCTTTTAATTTAGGGTAAAAGGGCTTTTTAAACAAATCAAATGAGCTTTCATGCCGCCAGTCAGCGCCGCTTTCGCCGTATAATGTGAAGCAATCCCCATTGTGACTGATCTTATAGATATGCCCAATTATAACTGGTGATCCCTTATTTGAAATTACTTGGTCGTCTACTTTAAATTTACTCATAATTTATTTTACCCTGTCTTCTCATGAATTCCGCATTGTTGGCGGGTTTGGTCCACTCAACATGATCATCTTTTTTTAAATGCTCGGCACTGTCCATCGTATGAACCCACAGAATGACGGACAAGCAAGCCACTACATAAAGAGTATAAAAAACGCTAGTCTTCATAAATTTAATCCTTATTTTTTTTGTTGCTAAATGGTTGATGATTATTATAATCGTCTAGCCACTCATCTGTACTTTGTGCTTTAACTGCATCTTGCTCGCATTGGTGGCACTCTGTACCCATAAAGTTAATCTGGTGCTTCTCGCAATAGTCAGCGTCTTCAATTACATAATCCATGCTATTCATCCCGCTCATAGTCAGGCTCTAAAAGTTCAAAGTCGAAGCTGTCAAAGATATTCTGCTCAACTTGGTCAAGCTCATTCGGCGTTAGGTCGTTCATGATATCAACATCGTCAAGAATAACCGACTCCACAATCACTGATTCGCTCTGTGGAGGGTTTTCATAGTCGCCTAGCTCAGCAGCATGATGTTCAAAATGAACCACTACGTTGTGCTCATCGTGTCCTATACTCATATACATACTACTCATTGGAATTCTCCGCAGCCTTTAATATTTCTTCAAGCATAAAGCCCAGCCTTTTGCGGTTGCCGTCTCTGTATGCTTTGTTCATCATAAGAAAGTGCAGATTAGTCATTTCTCTGATTAAATCAGCACGATCAAAAACTGTAGCGCTACTGAAAAATTCAGAAGGTACAACCTGAAAATCGCTTATAGCTGACTCTATAAATCGTGGGTTTGATGCGTCAATTTTTTTCATTTTACTGCCCTGCTGTTAATTAATGTAATTTATTATAATATACATAAATGATTAAGTAAACTGTTATTGATTACTTAATCATGTTACGAGGTTAATTATTAAATAAGGTTAATGGAGTTGTAAAAATCTTGCTTTATCTTTTTTGCAATGGCGAGCCTTTTTTTCATAATTGAAATGAAAGCATCATCACGATAAATAATTATGTATGAAAACTTTAGGTTCTCATTTTTAGCAAAAGGATTGTAGTTTGCAAAATACCAATGATCTGCTCCTGTAACTAGCATCGCTGTTTGTATCTGCACGAAGTGAGCAAACTCGTTATTCATTAAATCGTCGTTGTTTTTTATCATCATATTTTTAAGATGAACCAACGGGCTTTTGCACTTGACCTCTGCACCCGTCTCAACAATGTCGAAATCATTAATAACAACCCCGTCAGGGGTCACACCAACACTATCAGCATGAATGTGTATTTGATCTTCACCGATGTTAGTAAAGTTTAAGCCGGTGGCCTCAATGAGCCGTTCCATACACTCAACCTCTCGCTCTTCACCATTTCTAGTGCTCGCAGTGCTAAAGTTCAGCGATGGATCTATATAAAAAAACTCTTCAAGTGCTTTTGATTCTGCATAAGTAACGAGCCCAGTTGAGGGTTTATCAAACTGCATAGCTCGCCAAGTTTGGTTTATAAGATCTCCTGTTACTTTGCAGCTAACTCCTAACTTTGCATCACCGACTGAAGGCTTGGCGCCAAATATTCGAATAAAGTTAGATATTTCTGTAAATTCAGGGAAACTTGAATCTGGCCTAGAATCCCTCCACCCAGCCATCAAAGCGTGATTGCCTGAGGCCGTGAAATTACCCTGCCGTTGTTGTAAAAGCTCTTCACTAAGCATTGTTGCTCTCCTGCTCTATTTCATTATCGAATGGCTCAAGCATTTGGAGATGGCTTATTTGAATAGTCATCTCAGGCGTCAGCTCATGCTTTGACTGAAGTTGTGACAATATAGCTGTAGCTTTAGTCCTGCCGGTTTTTACGTATTCAGTCCAAGTCGGAAAAAATGAGTCAAATTTGTCTTGAGGGTAGAGTGATTTTTCATTGTCTTTTTGCTGGGCTATCGATTCAGTACTGTTCGTGTAGTCAATCGCATTCTGAAGATCATTCGACTTTGCCAAGTCAACGGGCATTTTACTAATCACCTGCTTGATCGCTTTAGCTAAAAACATTTGTTCGGCCCACTTATTGTGCGGACTCCAATCGCTACTAGCAGACGGTGATGACGCGACAATCTTGTGAATCATATCAGCAGGTACAAACGTGCTGGTTTCTTGTCCGGTGCTGTTATCTTTTATTGATACAATGACGCCGGTTAGATTCGCTTTTGCCCATTCGTCATTAGCCGAGTTTCTAGATGAGAAGTCTGGATTGAATACCATTTCTCTATTAAATCCAAAGCCTGACTGATGAAATTGATCGCACTTGTACACTGCATCTGCAATGACAAGAAATCCCGATC